CGAAATGAACACATTTGTTTACATTAACGGTAGACCTGACCACCAAAAAAATCATCACGATGACTGTATCATGAGTATTTCTATGGCAATATATGTTGCAGAGAAATCTTTCCAATCTTTAGAGAAGGTGGTAAACCATACTAAAGCTATGTTAAATTCTTGGTCTACAGCAATAAGTGAGAACAAAAATACTTCGGATTACTTTAACCCAATGGTTCCACAAATGGGTAGACAGAACCCCATAAATCAAGGTGCGACCCGAGCCGATTACCAAAAATATGGGTGGTTATTTGGCGCGTAATAACTATTTATATTATCAAGGTAATAAGTAAATTTACATTATGGCAGAACAGAATATGACGGTTTGGCAAAGACTGTCGCAAACATTTGGTCCGAACTCACTCTTACAACAGGATTATCCAACTTTTAAGTTCGATAAGAAGGAACTTTTGCGCACCAAAAGTAGAGAGGAATACGAGAAGGAAAAACTACAGGCACAACAAACTTTTTATTTAACAAATCAATGGGCTAAGGTTGAAAACAATCTTTACTCACAAGCGATTTATTATGAACCATCAAGGTTATCTGCACAGTATGATTACGAGTCAATGGAGTATACTCCTGAGATTTCTGCAGCGTTAGACATCTACGCCGAGGAATCAACAACAACTAATGAAGATGGATTTATTTTACAAATCTATTCTGAGTCAAAAAGAATAAAAGGGGTATTAGCCGATTTATTTAACAATAACTTAGACATTAACACCAACTTACCAATGTGGACAAGAAACACTTGTAAGTACGGTGACAATTTTATTTACTTGAAATTAGACCCTGAGAAAGGAGTGGTTGGTGTACAACAGTTACCAACAATTGAAATCGAAAGACATGAGGTAGGTGCGAGTGGAAAAATTTCAACAGACATTACAAAAGAATTAGACAAGGACAAAAAAGCCCTTCACTTTACTTGGAAGAATAAAAACATGGAATTCCAATCATGGGAAATTGCTCACTTTAGATTATTAGGTGACGATAGAAAACTCCCTTACGGTACTTCTATGTTGGAGAAAGCAAGAAGAATTTGGAAACAATTATTACTATCAGAAGATGCGATGTTAATTTACCGTACATCAAGAGCACCTGAAAGAAGAATGTTCAAAGTTTTCGTAGGTAATATGAATGATGATGATGTTGAGGCATACGTACAACGTGTTGCCAACAAATTTAAAAGAGAACAAATTGTAGATAATAAAACAGGTAACGTAGATATGAGGTTTAACCAAATGGCGGTTGACCAAGATTATTTTATACCTGTTAGAGACCCTGCGGCACCAGACCCAATTACAACATTACCTGGAGCAACAAACTTATCAGAGATTGCGGATATTGAGTATATCCAAAAGAAATTATTAACAGCACTTCGTGTACCTAAGGCATTCTTAGGATTTGAAGAAGTTGTTGGCGACGGTAAAAATTTAGCATTACAAGACATTAGATTTGCTCGTACAATCAACAGAATCCAAAAAAGTATGTTGGCTGAGTTAAATAAGGTTGCGATTGTTCACCTATTCTTATTAGGATTTGAAGACGAACTTTCAAACTTTACTTTAGGTCTTACAAACCCATCAACTCAAGCAGATTTATTAAAAATTGATGTTTGGAAAGAAAAAGTATTATTGTATAAAGATTTAGTATCTGACCCAGGAAATGGTATTCAAGCAACATCATCTACATGGGCTAAGAAACACATCTTTGGATGGTCTGACGAAGAAGTTCGTTTGGATTTACAACAACAAAGAGTAGAAAGAGCTGTTGGTGAAGAACTTAAAGCAACTGCAACAGTTATTACTAAAACAGGATTATTTGATAACATAGACAAATTATACGGAAGTGCAACAGGTTCAACACCTGCGGCAGGAGCTGCAACAACGCCAGGAGGAACTGAAGAGTTAGGAGCACCACCATCATTTGGAGGGGGAGCTGAACCAGCACCCGACTTAGGAGCTGAAGTACCACCAGCAGGAGGAGAGGCACCACCACCACCACCAACAGGAGAACCAGAATTAGCTCCTGAATCTAAGAAAAAAGACATGAACATTTTAATTGAAAGTAACCTAATTGAAGGAGCTCAAATGATAAATTTGGGTCAGGCACAACAATCTTTAGGAGAAATTTCAAAAGAATTGGATAAGTTATTAAATACGTAATATTTATTTGAAAACGAACAAAATGACCTTTGGTAACATCAAATCCCTAATTGAGAACAATCTACTAGAATCCTACAAAGATGAAAAGGATTTCAAGAAGACATTGAGAGAATTCAAACACAACGTGTTGAGTAATAAATCTATGTCAAAAGCGTATGCTTTATATGACCAATTGAGTAAACCTCAAGGGTTAAATGAACATGATGCGAAAGAGTTTTTAGAAGAAGGGATATCGTTATTACAAAGAGTTTTGCCAACCATTAAATTACCAAAAACAATTTCTGAATCAGTTAAAAATAGTTATGCCGATATCGATACATTGGTTTACACTCAAAAAACAGATTTAAAGGAAAGAATAAATGCTAAGAAAAATATCATTTCAATTATTACTTTAAAAACTGAAACAGTTAAAGAATCTATCAATATTCCTATTAAATCTATGGTGAATATTGCAAACCAAACTTTGAGAAATTACCTTGATACTTTAGATGAAAATTCTAAAAAAGAATTTATTCAAATTGTGTCTGAAGATACGAAAACTCTTGAAACTAAATTTGAGACTATTCGTGAAAGTGCTATCACTAAACTTCAAACAATATTAGAAAATGAGAAGGAATCTGATATTAAAACAAGAATTTCTGAAACCATCAACCAATTAAAGGATGAAAAATTTGACCAAATGAATTTTTTAAGATTAAAAAATCTTGAGGAATCAATCTAATAGGTCTTTCTTTTTCTGAATATACTTAGCTTTTAAAATCTGTGTTCTTTTGAGTACAGATTTTTTTGTATATTGTTTTTTCTCTTTTAACTTTTGAGTTTGTTTGGTCTTAATGACTTTAGATTTTAATGTTTTTAGGGCTATCTCGATATTGTCCCCACTCTTAATGTTTACGATTATCATAATGATTTAAAAATTTTTTGACTATTAGGTATAAATACTCTATTCTTTTATAGAAAATAAACATACATAATCATGAACATTAATGAAAAAAGGAAAAAGTGTAAAGTTAAATTTATACAATCCAATTAAATCAGTCTACGGAACTGTCGATTCAAAAAACCTAAAATCAGTCTACATAAACATACAATCATGGGTGACCCCAAAACAAGAATACGATAATTGGAATAGAGTTGTCTCTAACTTAGGTAGAGAAATTAAACATTCGGTATTCGAATCAATAAACCAAAAATTATTTCAAGAAAAAAGTATCGTAGATTTAGACCTACGAACGAGTGGAATTTCCCACGGTAAAAAATCTTTCTTTAACTTAGAAATTAATTTATACACCAACTCTGAAATGGATTTTAAGTCCGTGGAAATCAAAGATTCCATTAAAACTATAGTCAAATCTATATTCAGAAATAACATTCAACAAAACAAATACTTCGAATTTTCAACCTCAAAAAAGACAGATGACCAATAAACTATCGAGAACGGTATATTTATCTTAAAAGATTAGATGAAAAATTTAAGAATATTAGAGGCAAGCGAATTAGGTCACGGTATCTTAGTCGAGGCTGACGCGGGTTGGGTATCACCTAAAGATTCTCGTAATGAAAAAATGTTGAGAGAAGCTAAAGATATGGACTATAGAAATCCATTTGAGTTTTATGCTGTTTTACAAAAATACGATACTCCAAATAGAAACGGTAGAACTTATCCTGAAAGAATTCTTAAAAGAGAAGCCGAAAATTATAAAAAGGCAATTGATAAAGGATTGTCAACTTCAGAACTTAACCACCCTGAATCTTCATTAATTGACTTAGATAGAGTAGCCCATTTAATTACAGAGATTTGGTGGGAAGGAAACATCTTAATGGGTAAGTTAAAATTATTAACTTCACCAGGATTCCACGAAAGAGGTATTGTATCAACTAAAGGAGACCAAGCGGCAAACTTAATGAGACAAGGTGTTACCATGGGAGTCTC